CGCGGCGTGCGCGTCCTCGGGCGATTTACCGTCCTGCAGAGCCTGCTGGTAGATGCGGCCGGCGGCGGCCGTGCTTGCGCTATCGATCTTCGGCGTGTTCGCCCGTGTCGTCGCCACGTCGCGCTGTGCATTGCCGCGTGAGTCGGCGGCGTATATGGTCGAGTCGGCACGGCGGTCGGCGCCATAGCGCAGCGCATCGGCGCGAGCTTCCGCTCCCGTCAGGCGTGCATTCGTCTCGAAGCCGGTGCGCAGGAGATTCGTTGCGTTGGTGGCTGTGGTGTCCGCGAACTGTGTCTGGTTGCGCGCGTTGGCATTTCCGGCCATGTTCTGCGCATCGAACACGCCCTGAGGCAGCGCATCAAGAGTGCCGATCTGCTTCTCGTAGATGGCATCGGCCGCACTCCGTCCGGCTCTGCTGTTTGCCGTGTTCCGGTTCCAAATTCGATCCGCTTCGGCATTGTGTGCCGCCGTGCCGAGCAGGGAACGCGGGTCATTGTTGATGATATCGGCGAGATCGGACCGGTAGCGACCGACGGCTTCCGTGGGGTCATAAGAGCCTGGGCGTTGAGTGTTCCACGTGCCCCCAACGTCCTGCGTTGCTTGCGCCGGCCGTACAATGTTCGTCGCAGCCACGCGCACGCCGTCATCCGGCGACACCGGCATCCCCACTGTGCCGAGCCCAGGATTGGTGAAACTCGCGGAAGGAACGACGTTCGTGTTCGCGAGCTGGTCCAGTTCGGCACCCGAATAGGTACGGCCGTTGAACGTCGCCGACGGCGTTGGACGCGTGATCGTAGCGGCTGCATCCGATAGGTTCGGCGAACTGCCGACACGATCGATGTAGCTCTTCGGTACCGTGGCGTCACTGAAGGTCGGAACACCGTTGACCATTGCGCCAATGCCTTGGCTGATGAGCCCGGCGGGTCCGGAAGTCGGAATCGGCCTCGATATCGGGGCGACGTCGGATGCTGACGGTGATGGGTTGTTCGGGATCGGAGGCGTAGCGATGTTGGCGGCTCCGCTTGAAGCAACGGAGTCTGGTTGTCGGATGCTCGACGCTGGCGCAGCCTGTGGAACCTGCGACTGACCGCCGCCGACGCTCATCATCGGCGTGCTGTCGGCCTGCTTGTCAGGGCGCTGGATGGTCGGCACAGGTGCCGCGCTCGTGCTGCTGTCGTCGTCGGTATTCTTGGCCATGATCGGTGCTCGCGGAAGTTGCAACGAGCATCGCGCCTCAACGACCGAACACCAATCACGCGCATTCACGCCGATCAACGCATATCAACGCCAAAGCTAGAAGTCGATGAATCGCCGGTGTTCACGCAACCATTCTTCGACCTCGTCGCGGTAGTACCAGATACGCGCGCCGATCTTCGTCGGCGACGGGCCTCGCATCTGGTGTCGCATCGTGCGCAGCGTCTCGACCGTCACACCGATCATTGCGGCCACTACGGACGGGCTCAGCATCTCGTGTCCGTTCTCGTCGAAGATGCTGTCGGGTTGACGCCGGCGAACACGCGGCGGCGACGCCACCTCTTCAGGCAGCGCCGCCGACATCGACAAGACGTTGTGCGCCGGCGCGTTCAACAGTCAGTTCTCGCTGGTCGGTACTCGTGTTCCAGCGAGTGATGCAAGAATCGCCGCGACATCCTTGGGCCCACAGAACACGAAAGTACACCCGGAGAATTCGATACGGGGTGACTCGCTCTGCGTTTGCCGCGCTTCCTTGGCTTGCATCTCCTCAAACATCGAAATCACTGCAGCTCTTTTTTCCGGATCCATGATCAGTCCTCCTTCCTGTTTCCGAGAGCCGAGAGGACCTCGGCGATCTTTGCAGGGTCGCAGACCACGATCGTGGAATTGACGATCATGGTGTCACCCAATCTCAGCGTTTGATTCGGACGGGGTTCATTCGCTCGACGCGCCTGGCCCATATCTTTGAACAGCGCTATCACCTCTGCTTTCTTCTCTGGATCCATGGTCACACCTCGCTCTCGTGTTCGCCGTTCGCCGCCGGCTGATCCTGTGGGTCCGCGACAGGCGAAGGTGTCGGTTTCGGCGCGGAAGCGCGCACGCGCTCCTTGAGGTTCGATGCCTTGGATTGGGCCGAGTCGCCGTTCGCCGCCGGCTGATCCTGCTCGAACCAGTCGGCCGCCGAACTCATCCCGTCGCGCAAGCTGGCGTAGACCTTCTTGAGCTGGACGATTTGCGCCGGCCGGGTCGCTTCGAGCCGGCACTGGTTGCGCTTCTCGATTTGCGCTTGCGTGACGCCGAATTTCTCGAACGCCGTAACGAGCTTCTTCAGGCCTTCGGGCGAGGTGTCCGCCGAGGCGTGCAGCGTTTCCTCGCACTGCTTCACCGCGGCCTCGATCACGTCGCCGGGGATGACGCCGAGGATGCAGGCACGCAATCGGCGCGCGCCCTGGTTGGCCACCAGCTCGTAGACGTCGCGAGGATCTTCGAGCCGGCGCGCGCCTCCCTTCGTGTGCCTAATATGCGGCACCTGGAACACCTTGACCTGCCGCGTATTCGTCTCGACGTCCCAAGCGAAGGCCTCGACCGTCGACTCGCCGTTACGCTGCTCGAGCTCGCGGATGCCGAACTGCACATTGCCGCACGACTGGGCCGCGACTTCGGCCAAGCGGATGCTCGGGCCGGTGATGTCCGTGCCGCCGCGCGAGTAGCTGTACAGCGCGCCCTCGGCGAGCGTCGGACGCGTGCAGGCCTGCATGATGCGATCGCATGCGGCGATCGGGTCGCGCGGAAATCGCTTCGCGATAACCATTGCGGCCTGTACCTCGGCGATTTCGCGCTGCTGGCCGGCATCCGCAAGGGCGTTGCTGGTCGGACGCGCGGCAACCGCCGCATTGGCGAAGGGGTTGTTGCTGGTGTTGGGTGTGGCGACTACTGCGTTCATGATCGTTACCTCTCTATTCGAGTTGTCGGGTCACTTGATGAGCAGGCGGCGCGAGGGCTCGCCGGCTTTGGTGAATTGCTTGAACAATTCGGGATGCATGGCCTTGAATCCCGCGCTGTCGAAACGCTCCGGCGCCTTGGCGAGCTTCCAGGTCGCGAGGACAGCGCCGGCGTGCATGAGCGTGTCGCCGCGATCGGCCAGTGCGCGCGTGATCGTGGCCTTGCATGCGTCCATGTTTTCGCTGATCTTGTCGGCCTCGATGCTTCCGCCTCGTGAGCTTCGCCCCCAGCGGCATTGCGCATCGGCGAATGTGATGGCCGCCGGTGGCTCGCCGCGTTGCACGCAATCCCAGAACGCGGCCTCGCGCTCGATCAGCATGTTCTGCAGCTCGGTGTCGGCATGCACCTCGTACAGCCGGAAGTCGCTACCACCGATCAGCACGGCCACATCGGCCACCGCCAGACCGGTCACGAGCAAGTAGTGCTGGACCTGCAACGCGTAGGCATCCGGCACTTCGTCCGTGCCCGGATCGCCCCAGTCCTGCGCGGTGCGCGCGGTCTTGATTTCGACGAGGCGGCCGTCGTCGGTCACGCCGTCCAGGTTGGCGCGCGCGAAGGTGTGCATTGAGTGAACGACAGCTGCCTCCGGTACACGCACTACGCGGCCCGTGCGCTCGGCGTACTGCTGGCGGATGACGGGTTCGAGCGCACGGCCCCAGAGCATCGATTCGTTGTCCGGCTGCTCGGACGCTTCGCCGCGTTTGTCGAGATACACGTCGAGGGCGGATTTCCACTTCGACATGCCGAGAATCGGGGCCACGTCGCTGCCACCGATGCCGAGGCGGCGCTCGGCGAGGAACTGTTCGCGGGTCATCATGTTCATGGCGTGCTCCCTTCGACTGCGGCGCGCACAGCGATCTCGCGTTGCAGAGTTTCGGCCTGTCGGCGCAAGAGCGTGGACAGCTCGAGCGCAAGCGTTGGCGTCAGCTCGATCGTGATGCGCGTGGCGACGCTGCCTGCGGCGAGCAGAACGGTCTGCAGGTCACGCGATCGCGACACTGCGAACATCTCGTTGTGGCCGTTGCGCAGGACTTGCCGGGTTGGGAACGCCGCGTCGGCGGCGGATAGGATGGCGAAGGCAGGGACGGCGTTCATTTTGCACCTACCTTGCGCATCGCGTGTCCGTCAATCGCGAAATCGCGTGTCGCATCAAGCGTGTTGTACGCCATCTCGAGCAAAAAACTGATCCCGAACAGCTCTTCCGAACTGCTATCGGTGGACAAAAAGCTCTGGAGGATCCCACGCGCGCACGAGAGGAAAGACATCGTGTCTTCGAGCAGATCGTTGGGCGTTGCCTCAGCTGCAATTTGATACTTAGCACTGAGCGAAAAGAACTCGTTCGCTTGCGCGGTTGAGGCACGCGCGGCCTTGGTGGTGCTCATGAGCAAACTCCTGTGCGAGGTTGTGAGAACCACACGGGAGCGTTATCAGGCGCGGCCCGCGTGGCGGCGGGGAGGCTGATAACCGAGCACAGTCGGCGGGCGGATTTTCCCTTACGGGTATTGCATGGCCGCCGCCCTCCCCGCCATGAACGAAAGACGGGCACAAAAAAACCGCAAGGCTGACGGGTGCGGGTACCGCTGTGCTCGGAGTTATCAGGCTCCGTAAAATGCACAGTACTCGAGCACCGCGCGCCTGTCAAGCTTTTTTCACGCTTTACGTTATTAACGCTACGCGTTACTATTTGCGCATGGCGATCAAGTCCTTCAAGTGCAGCGACACCGAAGCCTTGTTCAGGCGCGAACGCCAGCGTCGATTCGTGAACATCGAATCGGTGGCCCTGCGCAAGCTGGAACAATTGAACATGGCCGGAAGGCTGGACGACTTGAAGGTGCCACCCGGCAACCATCTTGAAGCCTTGTCCGGCGATCGTGCAGGGCAGCACAGCATCCGCATCAACCGACAATGGCGAGTGTGCTTCTTGTGGAAGGGCACCGACGCCAGAGACGTCGAAATCGTCGATTACCACTGAAGGAGGCCGATCATGGCCAAGAAACTCAAGCCCATTCACCCCGGCGAAATCCTGCGCGAGGAGTTCTTGATTCCAATGGGGATCAGTAAGTACCGCCTCGCGAAGGAGATCGGCGTGCCCGCTCAGCGCATCGGCGAGATCGTCGCCGAGCGCCGCAGCATCACGGCGGACACCGACCTTCGTCTGTGCAAGTTCTTCGGCCTGTCCGAAGGCTACTGGCTGCGCGGCCAGGCGCACTACGACACCGAAGTGGCGAAGGACGCACTGCGCAAGCAGCTCAAGCTCATCACGCCGTTCGCGCAAGCTGCCTGACGCTGAAAACGTCTCATCCTGCAAGACTACGCACGAGAACGCACGTAACGCGTTCTGCCGCGTTCGTGTGGTGGACCAGCCAGTACGTACTGCCGCGGCGGTGCGTGGCGTTCCCGCGCGTTCCCAGGTGTATATCCGTCGATCATGCCGCGGCGTCCTCCGGGAAGCGCGCCTCAATC